TCGTCATGGTCCATTGACTAAAAATATAGATAGCCAAGAAGTTTTTGCTGAAGGTGGAGCAACGATCTTGGGAGTAGACGAACAAAAAATACCAATAGGTATTGAGGAATTAGGAAATCCTAAATTTAAGGAAAAATTAAAACAATTAATTTTTGGTATCGAAGATAGCGGTAAACTGGTCGGGGAACATGGTATTCAAACTAGATCTGAAATTATAAAAGGTCTTCCCACTGGAGACGCTTATGATAAATTAGCTAACAGTCTTACATTAGATCAAGCAGAGGATTTTTGGCATAGTGAATTATCAGTAACATCTAATCCATTTATAATAAAATCATTTAAAGAAAGATTAGCTGCAATATTTGGGGTATCAGTTTCTGAAATGTCTGGACTGCTAGAAGATCTAGGGGGATCAGATAGAACTGATATGAAAGATATAGATAGTTTAGAAAAATTAAATGCCAGATAATCCAATAATACTGGATGATTTAGAAAAGCCAGTAAATACTGGTTATGAAAAAGAAGAAATAAACGAAGAAGACAAGGGGAACGATGATGATTGAAGCATATGCTGAATACGGAGCAATTGGAGTAATTGTAATTTTATTTGTTATGATGATTACTAATTTAATAAAGAGTCAAAAGGCTCAAAATGAAGATCTTGATCAAATTAGACAAGCTATAGCTAAGTCTGAAACAAAAATGGGGAATGTCGAAGGAATAGTTTTAAAACTAGTTGATAGATGGAATAGAAGTGATGAAATTAGTCAAAGACATAGAGAAGATATTGTAAGAGAATTAAATGATGTAACAGATGATTTAGCTTATTTAAAAGGTAGAATAAACGGAAAATCTAGATGAATGTAGATGACTATAGAAACGAGACTACCGCTAAGTTAGTTAAATTAGATGAGAGACAAGTAAGTATTTTTAAATCTCTTCAACGAATTGAAAAGCACTTAGAAAAACTTAATGGACAAACAGAGAGAAATAGTCATGCTATCATTATGTTTAAAACATGGGGATCTGCAGCTATTTTTGTTGTTCCAATAATAGTAACAATAATAATGAGGTTAATTTAAATAATGTTAAGAAAACTAATTGGACGAATGGTCAAAAGAAAAGGTATGGTCGGTCTACTTATTATAGTAGGTGACTTTGCTGTTAAAGCTAGTAAATCTAAAAAAGATGATGAAATATGGGCAGAGGTTAAAACGCTTTTAGAATCTTTCTAGAAACTTTCGTTTGAACATAAACTCACAAAACGTCAGCAAAGCTGAAGAAGCTTTGTTGGAAGCATCCAAGGATATGATCTCTTTTGGGAAACTATTCCTTCCTGATGATTATATGCGATCAGAAACTCCTTGGTTTCATTACGAGATAGCTGACTCTATAATGGATAAAGAAACAAAACAGCTTGCAATAATCATGCCTCGTGGACATGGAAAGACCGTATTGACCAAATGCGATATTTTATGGTCATTCCTGTTCACAAGGGATGAGCCATTGTTTTACGGCTGGGTTTCTGCTACCGCTAAATTAGCTACGGGTAATATGGACTACATTAAACACCATCTTGAGTTTAATGATCGTATTAGATATTACTTTGGTGATTTAAAAGGTAGAAAATGGACAGAGGAAGATATAGAATTAAACACAGGGCATAAATTGCTTTGTAAATCAAACATCTCAGGTATTCGTGGTGGAGCAAAGTTGCATAAGCGATATGACCTGGTAATATTGGATGACTTTGAAGATGAAAATAATACAATTACTCCAGAAGCTAGAGCAAAGAACAGTAACCTTATCACTGCGGTTGTTTATCCTGCTTTGGAGCCTCATACTGGCAGGCTGCGTATTAATGGTACTCCTGTGCATTATGATTCCTTTATTAATAATTTATTAAGTAATTTTGCAAAAGCAGAAAAGCAAAAAGATGATTTTGCCTGGACTGTAAAAACATATAAAGCTATTGATGAAGATGGCAATGCATTATGGGATTCTTGGTTTCCTAGTAAAAAATTAGAAGAAAAAAAGAAATTCTACCAAGACTCTGGACAGCCACAGAAATTCTACCAAGAATATATGATGGAAGTTCAAAGTGCCGAAGATTCTATTTTCAATATGAAACATATTAAATATTGGGAAGGAAACTATGTATATGACGATGCAACTGAAATGAGTTGTGTAGTAATCAATGGAGAAGCTATTCCTGTTAATGTATTTGCTGGAGTAGATCCTGCAACGGATTCAATAAGAAGAGATTCAGATTTTTCAGTAATAATGATAGTAGCTGTCGATGAAAATAATAATATATATGTACTTGATTATATTAGAGAGCGTGGATTACCTGTTTTGGGTATACCTGGAGAGGCTAGGGATGGCATTGTTGATAAAATGTATAATTTAGCAAAAATTTATCATCCATCACTTTATGTTGTGGAAGATACTACTATGAGTAGACCTTTATTTCAAGCCTTAATGGCTGAGTCACGACGAAGAAATGACTTTACAGTTAGATGGCGTGAAGAAAAACCTGGAACAAGACAGAGTAAATTAGATAGAATACAAGGAGTGCTTGCACAGCGGATGACAATAGGATCTGTAAAAATAAAAAAAAGTCACTATGATTTACAACATGAAATAGTTACATTCGGTCCTAGAATGGCGCATGATGATACGATTGATGCGCTTGCATATGCAGTAAAGTATGCGTACCCGCCCCAAAATATAGCTGTCCACAAAGATGGAACGCACTTCCGTAAACATAAATCGCCCAAGAATTGGGTTATAGCTTAGGTACCTATGGCAAAGAAAACAGACAAAACTGCTAATCGAGTAAAAAGTCTTTTTGATTCTTTAAATAATTCTTTTAGAGAGAAATGGGAAACAACTAATCAGCAGGGATATGATTTTTATTTAGATAACCAATTATCAGCAAAGGAAAAAGAAGCTCTTGAAGAAACGGGAATGCCGACATTTACGATTAATAGGGTTATACCTGTTGTTGAAATGCTTAACTACTATGCTACGGCTTCCAATCCTAGATGGCAAGCTATTGGCGTTGAAGGTAGTGATTCAGGTGTTGCTGCTGTTTTTTCTGATATCGCTGATTATATATGGAATAACTCAGATGGTTCATCTCTTTATTCCAATGTAGTAAATGATGCAATAACTAAAAGTGTTGGTTATTTATTAGTTACAGTTGATCCAAATGCAGATAATGGTATGGGTGAAGTTGTTATACAGCAACCAGAACCTTTTGATATATTTGTAGATCCAAAATCTAGAGATCCTTTATTTAGAGATGCATCTCATGTGATGATAAGAAAAGTATTTACAAGAACACAGCTTCTAAAAGATTATCCACAATATGCAGCAAAAATAAAAAGAGCTTCAGCTAATTTTGGTGAAATAATGGGACAATCAAAAGGAGCAACAGATACTGGAGATATTCAGTATAATGATATTACAGAGGGATATGATAAAGAGGGTGGAGTAGATGAGTTAATTGAACTCTTTGAGCTTTATGAAAAAGAGCAAGTAAAATATTATAATGTATTTTATCGAATGGTCCCATCTCAAGAAGAGATGCAAAAAATTGAACAGAATGTTCAAGTCCAACTACAGGAAATGCAAAAAGAAATGGCTGTGCAGATGAAAGAGATGCAGAATGAAATGGCACAAGCTGTAGATTCTGGGGAAATGCTTCCTGATAGAATGGCACTTGAAATGGAAAAACAACAAAAAATGAATGAGCAGCAACTGATGGCAGCACAGCAACAATTAATGGCTGAAGCGCAAAAAGCTGCAAGTATTGTTCAGAATAATATTGTAAATGCAAAAGAATATAAAGTATTAATGGATGATCAATCTTTTGCTAATACAGTTGTTGATATAGTAGAATTTTATAAGCCTGCAATTAAACAGAGTTGTGTAGCAGGAGATGTTACTCTATATGAGGCAGATTTACCAATAGAGCATTATCCATTAGTACCATTTACATACAAATGGTCAGGAACCCCTTATCCAATGAGCGCTGTGAGTCCTTTAGTGGGAAAACAGCGTGAGATTAATAAGGCGCACCAGCTTATGATTCATAACGCTTCATTGGGATCTTCTCTTAGATGGATGTACTTTGAAGGATCTATTGATACTGACTATTGGGAAAAAAATGCAACAGCTCCAGGTGCATTGCTTCCAATTAACCAAGGATTTGAACATCCAAAAGAAGTTCAACCTGCTGCCTTAAATAATGCATTTTACACAATTACCCAGCAAGGTAAATCAGATATGGAATATCTTGCAGGTATCTATTCAAGTGCTCAAGGTGATCAAACTCAACAGCATGAAACTTATAGGGGAATGCTTGCATTAGATGAATATGGTACACGAAGAGTAAAGCAATGGTTGAAAAGTAGTATCGAACCTGCTTTAAAACAAGTTGGAGAAATTGTAAAACAATATTCACAAGCTGTGTATCAAGCAAACAAAGTGTTTAGAATTGTACAGCCAAGTGCTTTACAAGAGGAAAAAGAAGTTGAGATAAATATACCAATATTTAATGATATGGGTGAAGCAGTTGGTAAATGGAATGATTATGGAGCTGCAAAGTTTGATGTGCGTATTGTAGCTGGAAGCACACTTCCAGTAAATAGATGGGCATATCTTGCAGAATTAAAAGAATTAATGCAATTAGGTGTTGTTGATGACCTAGCTGTACTTGCAGAGACGGATATTAAAGATAAAACTGCAATTGCAAAACGTAAAAGCTTATATCAACAATTACAACAAGCAGTCCAGTCTTTAGAAGAACAAGTTAAAGATAAGGATGGAACAATTGAAACGCTTGAACGACAATTAGTTCAGGCAGGAATTAAGGATAAAATACGCTCAGTAGAAACTGAGATACGCAAAGGTGCAGTAAAGGCGCAGGGTAAAATGGCTCTAACCGCTGACAGACAAGAAGCCGATGCTAAAATCCAAAAACAACAAGCTCAAATAGAGCTTAAAAAAGACAAACAATCAAGGAGTGATAATGGCACAAAGTAACCAAGCAAACTCTTCAGCAAAACCAGTCGAAGAATTAAATCCTGATGTGGATTTGACCTTAGATGATGGTGGAATTGAAGACTCTGGCGACTTTTTTGAATCATTAGACCGTGAGGTGAACGGCATGATTCTTGATGATGATACAGTCGGAGAAGTCAAAGAACAGGAAACTCAGCAGAATACAGCTGCTGACCCAAGTGTTGACAGTCAACCAGGCGATCACCAGCATGATTGGGAGAAGAGATATAAAGATTCTTCATCAGAAGCACAGCGATTAAAATCGCAAGTTACTGAGATGGAACAATATCAACCCCTAATTGAGCGACTAAAAGAAGACACGGGAATGGTAAATGCAATAGAGGAATACGTTAAAAACGGCAATAAGCCACAAGACGTAAAACAAGCACTAAACCTTCCAGACGATTTCATATTTGATCTAGAAGATGCTGTTACTGATCGTAACTCATTGAGCGCAAAAGCTCTTGAGCATACGATTTCAAGCACTGTAGATCAGCGTGTCAATAATCAGTTAGAGCGTGAACGATCTGTACGAAAAGAGGAAACTCTTAAAGAACAGAAAAGTCGTGAGGCTAATGAGTTTAAAGAGAGAATGGGGATGACAGATAGTGAATATAATGAAATGATGAATTGGGCTAATGAGCACAAAACATCAGTTGAAGATATTTATTATCTCAAAAATAGAGACAAGAGGGATAAGAACGTAGTCAAAGGCACAAAAGAAGACATGCTCAAACAGATGAAATCGGTCAGGAATATACCATCAAGTATATCTAATAAAAATACAGTTCAAACAGAAGTTAATCACGAAGACGCAGTTTTCGATGCTTTAAAAGATGTTGATTCTGGTTTAGATAATATATTTGGGTAGAAAATAGTGTTTCCTCATAAATAGAAAGTGAGGCAAACCTCATGGCTGATAATCCTTTGAAGTTATCAACACATGCTCAAGATCAATTGGAGACTGGCTATAGTACTGGTGATTTAAGAAGACGGTATGACTTTTCTGATAGAGTATCAGAATTGGCGCCTGATCAAACTCCATTTTTTAGAGTATTGAGTAAAGTTGCTAAGAAAGCAACAACAGATCCAGAATTTAAAACTCTGGAACAACGCCATATGTGGCACAAGCGTTATGCTTATGCAACCGCTATGGATTTAAACGGTGGAGTCATTGGCTCTGGCGATAATGACAACGAATATGTCGACTATTCTTTTGCAGGCACAGATTTGCAATTAGATGATGAGATGAATGTCAAGTTTGAAACTGACTATTTATCTGCTGGTAATGTTCAGAATGTTCTAGGACAATCTGGTACAGCAGTTGGCGCATCTGGAACAAAACCTATCTTTTTTCTTGTAAATCAGATGGTTAAAATTCCAGTTCGTTTAATCAAAGTAGCTAATGCTGGTTCAGGGCAAGACGAAACAGTTCCTGCAACTTATACCGA